TCTTGACATCAAGATTATTTTGAAACGACAATGCGATCCCGTTTGTTTTTGCCGAAAGAAAATTTATAAAATATTTTTTCACTAAAGCATTGACAACGCTAACAAATGCTCTATACTTGCTAACAATAGATCACAACAAGGAGTTAATATGGAAGAAGATAAACGACACGGACATGTCCTACTCGGCATCCAAGAAGTAATGAAAGCATTCGCAGACAAGGGTATTGCTAAGGCACACAAGAACGAATCGCAAGGCTTCAAGTTTCGCGGCATTGATGATGTGATGAATCGTATGGCGCAGCACTTAGTTGAAGCTAATCTTGTTATCGTACCGAGCATTAGAAATAGGGAAGTTAGTGAGCGTGTTAATAGCCGTGGCAATCCTCTGTTCTATGTAACGGTGCTTGTGGACTTTACTGTGTACTCAACATTAGATGGAAGCAGCGTTGTGTGTACAGTTCCCGGAGAAGCGATGGACTCAGGCGACAAGGCTACGAACAAAGCTCTCTCGATTGCATACAAGTACATGGCATTCCAGTTGTTCGCCATCCCCATTGATGAAGATCCTGATCGCCACACTCATGAGATTGGTAGATCAAGTGATACTACTTTCAGTATTGGCGGAGCAGGAAGTACAAGCAAACCAGTTTCTACAGAAGAAGCAGAAGTAATACGTAAGCTCTTATCTCAGACAGATGTAACTGAGGAAAAGCTTACAGAGTTGTATAAGGTTAGTGGCATTGAATCTCTTCCGCAATCAAAGCTGCAAGAGATAACCAAGAAGCTACAAAGTAAAATTAAACAGAAGGAGGAAGCATGAACAAGCAATACAACAATATAGCAGTATTCAAAGCCAAGCCTAGTCAGAACGATAAGGCACCACAGTTCAACGTATCCATTGAGTTTGCCGATGGATCTAAGTGGCGCGGTGGTTTATGGGAGCGTACTAGTAAGGCAGGTACGAAGTATCTAAGCGGCAACCTTGAGGTTGATCAAGGAGGTAAGCAGTCAGATCCTAGAAAAGACCCACCATTATCTGGCAATGATCCTATTGATTGGTAGTGTCAACGCACCCGAGAGTCATACGTCTTGCAGATGCGCCCCGCGACTCGGGATCAATGCTAAAGCGGGGTAGGTACTTCCTTCCCTTTAGTGGGGTTCAACCCATAACGCTAGGGCAATCTGCAAAAGCGTGACAGCTGGAGAGACAGCGTTGGAGAGGACGCCTAATTGGTAGGGCACCGGACTGTAACTCCGAGGTCGGCTAGTTCCGTGTAGGTTCAAATCCTACCCTCTCCACCAAGACGCATGAGAATTAGGATGTTGTATTTGTTTACGGCATAGCAAAAGCGATGGGAATCCTTTCCCTAGTTCTCAGTCGTGTTGGTTGTGCGGGTGTAGCTCAGTTGGTAGAGCATCTGATTTCCAATCAGAATGTCATCGGTTCGATCCCGATTACCCGCTCCATTTAAAATAAGGACGCTATGAATCTAACTAATATACATGACCTGCCTCAAGCATTAGTCGATGCAGTAAGGAACGATCCATACAAAGGTGGTGGAGACATCTCAGTTACTAAGCTGATCGACTCACCTCAACGTAGGGTTTTGCTTGGCACATACAAAGAAGCAATCGTTGAGGATGTGAGTGAACGCATATGGTCTCTGCTTGGTCAGGCAGTACATACAATACTTGAACGTGCGAATAAGTCTGACATAGTTGAAGAACGTTTGTTTGCTGATGTGGATGGTTGGAGTGTGTCAGGTCAGTTCGATCGCATGGACTTGCATAACGAAACTCTAGATGACTACAAGTGTACAAGCACTTACAAAGTAATGATGTCTGACATGAAGGAGTGGGAGCGCCAACTTAATATACTTCGTTGGTTAGCTGCGCAGAATGGTTACAAGATAGAGAGGCTGCGCATCATTGCAATCCTTCGTGACTGGAGAAAGGCTGATGCTAAACGCAAGCCTGAGTATCCGCAAAAGCCTGTAGCTACAATTGATATACCAGTCTGGTCGCTTGATGAAACATACGAGTACATAAAGAGCCGTGTCAATCTACATCAGTCAGCAGTAGCAGGAGAGAAGGTTGAGTGCACGGATGAAGAAAGATGGTACGAAGGTACCACCTACGCACTAATGAAGAAGGGTGGCAAGCGAGCCATCAGAGTTTTTGAAAGGAAAGAAGATGCTGAATCACAACTCGCTGACGGCCAGTATGTTGAGACGCGCAAAGGAGGCTACAGAAGATGCGCAGAGTACTGCGAAGTATCAGAGTTCTGCAACCAATATCAATCTGAGCGGCAAGATAATGAGGCTACCGTCTGGGAAGATGGTAACGGTAGTTGAAGATACGGGCAGAGATACATACTTATGCATGTACGATGTGCCTGATGTTCCCAATATGAACTCCATGACTAAAGATCAACTTCATGATGCTAGGAAGATTGAGTTTAAGAAAAGTTTTTTAATTAAGTACGGCAAGGAGTATTCATGGACACAACCAAACTAATGAATGTAGAAGAGGCGGCAGGGTACGTTGGCTTATCTACGTTTACTGTTCGTCGTTTAGCTAAGCAGGGTTCTATACCTGCTGCAAAGATAGGTCGAGCTTATCGATTCAAGAGAGAAGACATCGACTCCTATCTTCGCAACCAATATAAAGGAGGATCCAATGGAGCCGATTCAACAAGTCAATGAAGAGGATGTAATAAATAAAATCGTTGGAAAATGGATTGAGTATTCATCTGAGAATCCAGATATATCAGCCGGTACGTGGCTTCGTTCTTTTGCAATTATGTCCGGCATGACTCTTGGTATATCCGGAACATCAGAAGAAGTTGTGAGACCGGCAATGCAGGAGTTTGTTAATCTGGCTGTTGGCGCTTATCAAGGCACGATTAGAGAAATACCTCCGGCAACTATTCAGTAATAGAAAATGCAGACCTGTCCAAAGTGCCAATCAAAAACTGACGTGTATGATTCTCGTCTTTCTATGGAGGGCGAGTTCAGAAGGAAGCGCAAGTGTAAGAATGTAGATTGCGGTTTCCGTTATGCAACGATAGAAGTTTTAGACAGCGCAAGACCTTTGGATAAAGAGCCTCGAGAGGCGAAACCAAAGGCAGAACCAAGACCAAAGAAGGTTGCTGATCCTAAGAAGGTAAAGCAAATTAAAGAGAGGCGCGTGAGAAAGTTCGAGGACTACGATGATTACGTACACAGCGGAATGGATCACGACATACAAGACGTAGCAAGGGATTTAGGAATAGGAGACTTTACATAATGGACATGAAACAACTTTCGGAGCGCATGGATTATTCGGTCACAGCGCTGCTTGATATACATCAACGAGATCAGGCTGAGGCAACCCTTATCCGGACAGCAGCTAACCTGTTAGATAAGCTAAACGAGAGAGACCTTACAATCACGTTACTTCGTTCTCAGCTAGATGAGTGTGAGCATGAGATCAGCCAACTGAAAGCAAAGCTTGATGGTAAGAACATCTGAAGATCTGACTACTAAGAGACTGGCTGAGACTCGAGATGATCTGTGCAAAAGATTAGAGGATGGCGTCAAGCTAAGAGGCAACAAAGCTGCAAGGAAAGATCTATACAAGAAGTGGAGAGCGGAGATAGGAGATAACGCAGCAAGAGAATCTGCTCGTTATGTTGAGGCTTTGCTTGATGGGAAAGTTGGATGGCCTAAATGGTACAAGCGAAAGAGCTAATCACAAGGAGAGGCAAATGATAAACGACGACGTTAACAACCCAAAGCATTACACAAGCGGAAGCATAGAGTGTATCGACGCAATCAAGGCCGCTCTTTCTCCAGAAGAGTTCGACGGATTCTTAAAAGGTAACATACTAAAGTACACATGGAGAGAGCGCCACAAAGGTGGTAAGCAATCTATGGAGAAAGCTCTTTGGTATATGAATAAATGGCTGGCATCTAAAGACGTAGCTCAAGCAAGCGTTTCAATAGGAAAAGAAAGCGGTAGGCCAACAACACTAGCTCACGCTCTTGGATTAAAAGAGCAAGAAAACAAAGCAGATGAGCTTGATGCATACGATCAAGTTGAGGCGCATTACTTTAGACGTGAGATGATGTAGTAATAAAGGGAGGAAGTATGAGTGAAGCGGAGGTAATCTACTCTCGCGCTAGGGAGTATGCTGAAGGGGAACGACAAGCAGCATTAGAAGATGTAAAGACTATGGATGAGGATCGTCTTAAGAAAGAGTATGTTGATCTGATATCTTTGGTTGCGTACTACACCAAGTTAGAGCAAGCAATATTAGCTACCCCTAGATCACACTTCGATGGTCTAAGGGCAGCTCTAAAAGAGATTGATGCTGATGAGATTCTGCGTCAGGCTTCGATCGCAGAAGAAGAGGGGATGCCCATAGCAGGGATGGCTAGGGTAAAAGCTAAACCCTTGATCACCCTGCTTGGACGTATTAAAGCTTTACTACCTACTCTTCAGGAGAGTCGTTAACTACTGCATCACGGAACCCACGCTTCAGCGCTTGAGTAACGGCGCGGTCGCGTAGTTCCTTCTCTTGCTTCTCAATGCGGTTACGGGCTTCAATCTTTTGAGACTCAGAGTTAATCGGATTGAGTTCAAAGCTTCTTAGATTTGTTCTCATCTTCTTTATCTGCTGCTCAACTCCAGACATCACGGCTTTCGTTCCTCCGATTCCCGGATAATCTTTTTTAATTTCTGCGCGACGAGCGGCTGTTGTGTCCGGTGACATGTACTCTGTGTACATTGTATCAACCTGAGATGCCACACGACGGAATGCACTGGAGTTAAAGGAGTCCTCGTCAACCTTTGCTTTAAAGCGACCAACCAAAGGAATGTCCATATCCTTTGTGTCCTTACCCTGAGCTATGTTGATAGTGGTTCCGGCAAACTTGTAACCCTCTGATATGAGACCCGGCAGATAACTATTAATGAAGTGATCCATTGTTGCTGGGTTCACGTCAACCACAGGAGATCCGTATCTAGGGTTCTTGCCACCAGAAGTTAGGTCGGCTAAAGAATGCATCAACCATTTAGATATTGGATTGACCTTATTGAAGTGCATGTACGCATCAGACTCTTTCACGTTGGACAGAGATGTCTCGCGATACAACGGGGCGCCAAACCTATTCTCGTTCATGACCATCTCAACAATAGGTACAGCAGCACTAGGAGCTAGTGTCTTAGCCATCTGACCTGCAAATGATTCCGACTCTGC